CGTAGCACAAAGGCTTGCGCGAGGTGGCGCGGTTGTTCTTGTAGGTGGGATCGACCCCGAAACGAAAGTTCGGTTGTTCAGAGAAGCACAGCATGTGCTCCTCAGTGTCGAAGCGGTCGAAGTAGCGATCCATCATTCCCGTGACCGTCTCCCAAACCCGTTCGGGCTGGGAGAACAACACGTGGACCGGGGGAGCCGTGTAGTCAGCTTCCCCCAGCTCAGTGTCGAACCGTGTCTCGTGCTCGCACGCTGCAGCGGCTCGGAATAGAACTTCGTCGCCGTCGATAAGGAGGAGCTTCTTCAATCCGCGTCCTCCATCAACTTCTTCAGCGTCGTGTTGATGTCGTCGAGGCGCTTCTCGATTTGGAAGATGGCGTAGACGCCCACCGCGACCAGCAGGAAATCAACCAGCGACGACATCAGGCCTCGTCGCCGCTGTCGGTCACGTTGGTGATGTCGAAGGATTCGTTGTATGGTCCGCCATCATCGAAGAACTCGCCGTTGATGGCCTCGGCCGACAGCAGGTTGATGATTTCGATCACGTTGGTATCCGCCTGAGCCGGCCGGCCACGAGCATCACCCACGCCATCCAGATATCCTTGATCGTATCCCACGCCCCACTCGGACGATCCCTGAGAGGCTTGGCCCTGCTCGAACCCGTTGTCGAACGCGGCGTCGATACGCTGCTCGACGTTCTGCTCGGCATCGAGCTTGCCCAGGTCGTACCCTTCCTTCATGGCACGGTCGATCAGCTGATACAGCTTCAGAATGCCTCCGGTGACCTGGGGACCCACGAGGGCCTCTGAGGCCTGCACGAGCGCACGGGTGTTCACTGTTTCAAGAAACATTAGTCTTCCTTCTCGTTGAGCCACGTGAGGCCCTTGCTGGTAATGAACCAAGTGCGTGCGAAGCGCTGCGCGCCCACCTTGGTGGTTATGAGTTGAAGGGAAGCCGCCATCGCGATGATGTCGGCCTCCTTGCGTGCGTAGTCGGACTTCACGCGGACGGTCTCTCGCCAGCATGCCTTCAGAACACGTCGTAGCCTCACGAGAGGCTCTGTTGGATCAGTGCGTGTCAGCCCAGCTTTCGCCAACCGACCACTCACTATCGAGCGGGACCCTGAAGCCGTAAGGCTCGCCCGCTTTACGCGCGCAGGCGACAAGGATGTCACCGACTTCCTTTTCGTAGCCCTCGCGGACGCAGACTTGGATTTCATCGTGTACCCATAGGACGAAGACGAACTTCCCGTTCCACGGGTTGTCCCAATCGTATCCCAGGCGCTCGCAGCATTCCTCGAAAGCGTCAGCTAACCAACGCTTGCAGATGATTGCTCCAGCGGACTGGATCATGAAGTTGAGTGCGGAGTGATCGGAGCGGATAGGAATGATCCGGCCGTCGAGACCGATGATACGTCCCTTGCGAGACACCTGTTCACCAATCTTCTTCTGAAGCGTGCCGAAGCCGTCGATGCGCGTCAGGAAGGCGTTTCTGATCGCCTTGCCCACTTTGCGCAACAACCTCTCGCCTACGACGCCTTCTCCGAAGAACTTGACGTACAGCTCGATGCCTTCGTCGCCGCCGTTACGCCGCGCGTTGAGCAAGGCTTCGTAGATAATCTCGCCCGCCTTCTCGTCACCGCAGCCGTAGATGTAGGCGTAGATGAAACGCTTCGACCCGTCCTCGCGAACGATGGTGTGGCACTTGTTGTGCTTGTCGCGCTCACCTTCCGCTAGGCCCATGACGTTGGCGTGCAGCCAGTGAGGATCGCCGTCGATGACGACCTTCATGTACTTGCCGTTGTCGAGCGGGAACAGATAGTGAGCCAACCCGCGCAGCTCTAAGCCTTGCTGGTCAGCGCCTAAGAACTTCCAACCATTCAGCTTCGGCTGGCCCGCGACTGAGAACAGTTTGCGGAACGCAACGCCGTAAGGCTTCTTCGCGGACGGCACCTGCCCCAGGTTCGGGAACATATGCGCCGCGCGCGACGTGATGGTCCCCATGGGGTTGATCACGCCGTGGATCATGCCGTCATCTTTGACGCAGTCGATCAGGGGGTACTTGCTGCTCTTGCCGCCAACGAGTTGCGACAGTCGCTTGTTGATCATCAGCAGCTCAGCGAGGCCTTCCATCTCTGGGAAGCGTGCTGAAATACTTTCGATCACTTCTTCGTCCATTGACGGCTTACCGCCATCTGTGAACTTCGTTGGCTTCCACCCGCGATCCATCAGCACCTTCGAAAGGTGATCCGACGAACCAGGGTTGAACATTACCTGCTTGATCTTGGTGCAGGGATAGCCACGCACTTCCTGGGGAAACTTGCTGCCCTCGGGAATGCACGTCCAGAAGTCCTCCTGTCCTCCCCAGTATCCCGACTTCTTGTTGGGACGCTTCGGAGTGAACAAGGCCTTCGACGGGTTCGGGCTGATGGGTGCATACCAAAAGCCGTAGGTCTCCTTGAGCTTCGTTTCGAGCACGTCTTTGCGTCCGACCAGCTCGGCATGAAGCTCACCTGCTTCCTCGCGGTTGAACGGGACGCCCGCCTTCTCCATCGCATCGCATACGCGGGCTACACGATGCTCCAGCTCCACAGCGTCTGGCGAATACGCATCCGCCTGCATGTGGTCCCAGAGCGCGAGGTTCGTAGAACGGTCCTGCAGCATGTACTCATGCATGTCCTCGTTCCATTCGCCCCACACGAACTCCTGGATTGCCTTCTCGTCCGTGATGCCCTGCGCGATGGCCTGAGCACGACGGAGCTGTGCGTAGTCTCCTTTGGGATTGCCGAGGCGATAGCCCCAGGCTCCGATGGTGTGTCGCCCCTGATAGTCTCTGCCGGGGGGCATCTTGCCAGCTGCAACGAGTGCCTTGTCTGTCTTCTTCAAGTTCGGGAAGATAAGCCGCGAGAGGACCATCGTGTCACGCACGAGGACCCCGGGCCTTGGCTTCCACTTCGTCAGCTTCTTGATCAAAGGACCGTCGTGGCGTTGCCAGTTGTGTCCGATGATCATGTCTGCTTGGTCGAGGAGCGCGATCATCTGATCGGTCTCACCTGGCTTGAAGTCCCAAGACTTGCTCCTGTCGTCTACGTCAACAAAACAGGAGCAATGTATCTTGGTGGCATTCGCGACGAACCCGTTGCTTTCGGTGTCGCCTAGTAGTCTCAGAACTTGATATCCTCTTGCTGATTGTTGGAGGTGACGTGGGGAGGCGTGATGTCTCCGTCGTCGTCCAGGTCACGAGCACCACCCCCTTCGAACGGTGATGACAATTCGTAATGACCTTTCTCGACGTTCCACTTCAGCGTATCGGCTTCGCCTGTATCGCCTGTGATGCGACATTTGAGAGAACGAAGCAGAGCGTAGAGCTTCTTGTCGTCGTCCTGCTGGTCTCGCTCGGCCGCAAGCACGTTGAACGACAGCTGCTCGATGGACGCTGAGCCTCGCAAATCGTTGAGACTGATTTGTCCACCTTCGTTGAAGTTCTTCCCTTGGGAACGCTTGAGATGCACGATGGCGATGACGCCAACACCCGTCTCCTTCACGAACGACGCGAGACGCGTCATCAGGATGTCGATGTCCTTGCGTTCACCTTCCGAACCGCTTTCGAGGCCGGACGTGACAATGCTGATGTGGTCGAGCACGATGAACTTGCATCCCGACGCTGCCATGTAGTGCATCATCGTGAGCAGGCGGTCGCTCTTGAGCGAACCGAAGTGATCGTAGAACAGCATGTTGTCCCAGACGACAGCCGCGAGCGCAGCGTCCCACTGGTCGTCCGTAATGCTCTCAGGGTTCGCTAGGATGCTCTTGAGGGGCACGCCGTTGAACAACGCCACGTAGGCGCTGACAGACGTTTCGTTGTCTTCCTCAAGATAGATGTTGCCAATCTTCAGGCCGTGCTCGACGCGCATGTGATACGCGATGTCTCGCGCAATCGTCGTCTTGCCGATACCTGAGCCTGCGCAGATGGTGGTGACCTCGGCTTCCCGTAGTCCCATCCACATGCCGTTCAGCTTCGGATACGGAAGCTCGTAGCCGGCACGCTTCTTTGCCTTCAGGCGCTCCCTAGTGAACTCGCGTCCCTCGCGGATACCATCAGGCCTCCAGACCTTCGCGTCCCAGAAGGCGCGCACGATGGCTCCAGCGCCGTACTGCTTGTCCATCAGCGTGGCGTTTGCGTCCTTCAGGGGCACGGTCATAATCTTGACCTTGCCAATGGGCAGCATGTCGCAGACGCGCTTCAGGGCTTCTTGGCCCTTCTCGTCGTTGTCGAAGCACAGGACGATGCTCTCGAACCTGCAGAGCTTCTCGTAGTCCTTCTTGATTGCCTTCTCGGCTGAACCCCATCCGTTCGGAAGCGATCCAGTCGGCCACTTGTTCTCGAACACCTGGGAGACCGACATCATGTCAATCTCGCCTTCGGTGATCACCACGGACTTGCCTTTGTCAGGCCACAGCCACGAACCAATGATCCCTGGGTCCTTGCCGGCCGGACCTATCCAGGTGAAGTTCTTGTCCTTGTCGCGAAACTTTTGCCCGAGGAGTTCGCCGCGATCCCCGATGACGTTCTGAATGTGGACGCGTTCGCCAAAGCGCTCACCGATTTGATACCTGAACTTCTTGCAGGTCTCCTCAGTGATCCCGCGCTTGATCAGGTCTTCGTATCGACCAGCTACGGGCTTCCAGTCCTTCGGAGCTTCGGCCTTCGCTGTGGCCGGGGCAGAGCCATCGGCTCGCCCGGGCTTTTCACAGCTGAAGCAGAACGTGCTCCCGTCGTCGTATGTCGCGTTGGCGTCCGACGATAGACACTCAGGCCGAGGGCACGGCCCTTTGCTTACTACGGTTCCCACGGTTCTCCTTCTTGTTCAGCGGCGTTGAAACGCTCGCAGAGCTTCTTTGCCAGCTCACCATCACGTGCAGGATCGAGGCTGGTGGTTATCGTTGCAACGATGCTGCTTTCGCCCCGCCTACACCATTGATCGTGACAAAGGCTCCAACGCCCAAGGCGCGTGTTGTAGACGGGGCGCAGCTTCATCGGTTTACTTCGCTGTCTGGAGCTTGTAGCTCGCATACTTGCCGCCGACGCCGTCCACCTTCATCGTCATTGCGATGGTGTAGCCGGCAGCGCGGAGCTTGAAGATCACATCGGACAAACGCGACACGTGGTAGACCAGCATGCTCTCCATGTTGGTGATGGTCTTCCCTTCCTTCAGGTGCGCGAGGATTTTGCGGCACTGAGGGCTGAGGTTCATATCGGTCGCGTAGTTCGGAGTGCCGATTGTAAACGTATCGCTCATTGGTCCTACTTTCTCTTTCGGGATTGCTTGATGTCTTGAATCCACGCGGCCGGCACGACGCCTTTGTCCGACCACGTGAAGCCGTGATCGGTCGCCCACTTCGCGTAGGTCGTCTTGCTGCCTTTGTAGATTGGTGTGGATGCGCGCTGGAAGACGATACGGATGTCCAGCTCAGGATGTTGCTCCTTGAGCAGGATCAGCTTCTGTCGTTCCTTTGCGCCATCGGTCGATGGTTGCTTAAAGCGAGGATTGCCGCCTCCAAAGCGGCCCTTGGCTTCAATGATGATCGGACAACCGTCGAACGAGAAGTCGGGAAGGTACTTCGCTTCGCGCTCGGGAACGGTGTAACGTATCCACTGACTTTCGTGGCCATACGCTACACCGTCCGCATCGAGCTGCTCCGCTACCTTTTTCTCAAGCCCTGACCGGAAGGTAGGCTCGATACTCAGTGCGGGTTTTGACATCAGAACGGAATATCGTCGTCCATATCCTGGCTCTGGTGAGGAGCCGCTGTGGTCGTGTCCGGTTCGTCGTCGGCGTCGTCCCCGTTATAGGTGAAGCCTTCTTCTTCTTCGAAGCGGTTGGCGTCACGCTGTTTGAGGTCGAGCAGCTGCACGGAGTTGATGTAGAGGTTGATGCCTCCACCGAAGCCCGTGTACGGGTTGACGGTCACGTCCAGCTTGAGGGTTGAACCGCCACCGATGACGACCTTCGCGGGGACCTTGTTGCCCTTTGCGTCGAACACGGGCGGACGATACTTCTCACCCGAGGTCGCTTCCAGATGAAGCTCCCCGGTTTTCTTATCCTTCTTCCACGGCAGCTTGCCGTCTTCCAGGTCGAAGTCCTTCAGCTGCTGCTTCAGGTAGTCATCGACCTTGCGGAAGTTCACGTCGTCGAACTTGATACGCGTGATGTACCGACGTTTCTCAGCGCCGCTCGGACGCCCCTTCTTGTCGGTCGGCTGGTAGACATCGACTTCGTTCAGCTTGGGCCAAACGGCGATGCCTTTGGGAAGGATAATCGTAACTTTCTTCGTCATGAAATCTAGCTGGTCTTCTTTCAGATGCCCGACGCGTTGCGCGTCAGGACGGTGGTGGTGGGTCCTTTGGAAAGCAGTAGTCGCTGTTCCTCAGACGCTTGGGTTGCCCTTCAGGCACTCGATCACGACCTTGCGGACTGTGATGTGGCGCTTCTCATACTTCAGGGCATGGGTGACGATGTCGCCTACAGCTTCACCGTCAATTCGGTTTGATGCATTCTCACACGTGTACTGCGTGTCGTAGGGCATGTGGACCCGTAGACCCACATGCTCCTTTGGTTGCTGCAGCGACGTGACGAGCACGACGATCCCCAGCGTGAACATCAGCGAACGTCCACCGATGGGATGATGGTGGCCGGCTTGAAGGTCACGCGGTAGTGGTAGGTGCTGGCCTGCGCGGCATCCAGCTGTTCGGAAAAGTAGGTCACGTTGTCCGACAGGCCGAGGGTGTGCTTCTTGTATTCCTTCGGTCCTACCTTGCAGATGACCGTCAGCTTCCGTTGCTCGGGCTGCTGCGAACACAGGCCTTCGATGGTCAGCATGTAGCTATCGGTCATGCCGTTGTAGAACACGATGCGGCGGTTGATTTCGAAGTTGTCAGCCGCTTGCGAAAGGTTCTGCTGGACGATTGCCGCGTCGTTGGCGCAGCCGGACACGGCCAAGCCCAGGCCGACGACAGCCGCAATGGATAATGCGATGCGTTTGATCACTTCACGCTCCCTCGATAGGCCTTCATGAACTCGCGGTGGAAGCGTTTCCGCCCCTCCTTGTCCATGTGGTACAGGTCGAACGTCACGGGCTGGCCGTCCTTGCCCTTCACGGTCACGTCCCAGCGAGACGCTCCCATGCGGATTAGTGCGCGATTGAACTTCTTCATGTCAGGCCTTCCGTGAGTAATAAAGATCAGCCAACAGCTTGTCGCGGTCGGCAATCGGGGTGAGAGCGAGCATGCCCAGGATGCGTTTGAAGTCCGGTCCCCAAATCTTCTTCGCAACGTCGTGGTCGAAGATCAGGGTGTCGGCGCTCGGGATTTCCTCGACGAACGTGTAGGTAAACCCGTCAGCGCGTTTGTCTTCCACCTGATAGACGAGGTGATGACCACAGATGACATCGGTTACCCCGAAGGCTTCTCGAATGATGGCCTTGTAAAGCTCGGCGTTCTCGCCGTTGCGGTCGTTCTCGTAAGGGCCATCCAGCTTGATGCCTGACGGCGTGAAGTCGGTAGCGGTAGTCATCTGGTATCTCCTCGGATTTTCAGGTGAAGGGCGTCAGCCGGCAGCAGCGCGGAGCTTGTCCGCGATACGGATGTGACGCGTGTAGGTCGGGTAGTCGCGTTTGCGATAAGCCTTGAGGGCCATCGTTGCGTGCCAGTCGGCCGCGCGAGAAACGCGTGCAAGGAAGGTCGTCAGGTACGTCCAACTTCCTCCAGTGGAAACAATTGCGTTCACAGCGTTCTCCGATGTTGCTCATTGAGGGATGCAGCGAGAGCCTGAGCTTCGCTGGGTTTGATTTCTTCCGTCACGAGATGTGCCGCACAAACGACAACAGACCCGCGAGGGGTCTGCTGGACGCTGTAGGGCTTTGGGTTGCGACGGTAGCCTTGGACGCTACGCTCTGGGTTCATGCATCAGCACCCATTGCTCATGTCGAGCCACGGCTGACGGAGACAGTGTGCATCAGCTGCACGCGTATCCAGCCAGTTTGCTGCGATGGCGATAGCCAACGGGATCAGCAGCAGCCACGCGGGGTTAATCTTCCGTCCCATTGTCAGTCCTCCAGTTGCGTGCCGGGGATCATGAAGCGCGTGTGCTCGATCCAACGGCCGAATGTTTCGGGACCTCCTTCAAGACAGAGGCTTTCCCATACGATGTAGTCGGCGTCCTGTCCGTGACAGAGGTGATAGCGATGCGGCATCACAGCCCTCCCGTGCGCAGCTCCGACCGCAACGCTGATCGCAGCAACTGCAGAAGCTCGAAACCGTTCGGCGTCTCGCGCTGAGATACCGGCAGCACTTCCCCGACGTAGGCCACGTCAACGCTGTGGGCACGCCACGCATGCGGTGCGCCGTCCCCGGAATCAAACAGCTCGTCTTCGACATAGGTCTCGAACACGCGCTGCGGGACATGGAGAGTGACGACGATAGGATCGCCGCCGTTCTCCTCGACCGCATACCTTGCGAAGTCCTCAGCGGCACCGACTTCATCCGAAACGAACACGCTTGGCTCGCGTGCCTTGGACAGGTCAGCAACCATCATGTGATGGTCCCTGGCCCATGCATCGCCTCCCTTGGCATGTCCTGGGACGAGGCCGAGGGTTTTGATGCAGCTGAGATTGAGGGACGACGTGCCGTGATAAAGCGTCTTGGTCTTCATCAGCGCGTCTCCATCAACGACTGCCGAAGACGCTGCTCCAGCTCACTCGTGTTGATGCCAACGGCTTCCAGCTGCGCCCTCACGCAAGGGCACGGCTCGACGCCATTGAGGATCGCGGCGCGAAAGAGGCGCTGCGGGGAGGAATGCTTCGCTTGGTTATCCATGAGGGTCTCCTGTGAGGACAGTGATGAACGAGAAGATGACCATGACCCCGCCGATAGCGGCGTAGATGCCATGGCCTTCAGCGATCACCGCGAGGAAGTACGCGATGTGTGCGCAGCCGTGCGACGTGTGAAACGCCTTGGAGTGAGCGACGTGGATCAGTCGCCGTGGCGGCTGCATTACCGCACACCCCGGATCGCGAAGCGGCGCTTGCCGACGTATCGCCATCCCTTGGTCGGGTGCAGGTAACGCACGTAGTTCGGCTCCAGTGACGCCGCGATGGCGCATGCCGGGACCAGCGCATTCCACGCTCGCTCAAGAAACTGAGCGCGGATGGCGTTGAGCTGATCAGGCGAAGGCATATTTTGCATTCAGTATCTCCTTGAGGTCGAGCGTCCCTCTTGCAGGAAGCTCAGGTAACTTGCTGTGGTTGGCTTCGGTGAGGTCAGACTTCGCGCACGCCAACAACTCAGCGAGCACGTCGTGATCCTCGTACATCTTCAGGAATTGCTCCCGAATGATTTGGTTGAACCGACCCGCGCGTGACGGCAGACAGCCGAAGCTATCGTGCACCGTTGCGATGTCGGTGATGCCTTCTGCTGCGGAAGCCGCAACAGTGAGCAGTAGGTGCGAAGCGTCGTTCGCGTGGACGAAGTTAGGAGCCACACCCGAACTCGCCTTCTCTTTCGAGATGGGAGCTTGGAAGCCTGTGGCGACCGTAACGCGCGTCCGCGACTTCACGCCGTGGTCGTTGAGCCAAAGCTCGATACGTTCGGTGACAGGCTCGTGGTAACGATTGATCCACGGAATGCCTGCAGGACTTGTCCAACGCAGCGGCTTGCCTTCGTGAGCCAGTGCTCGCGCACAGCCTTGAAGGAAACGCATTGCCTCGGCCGGCAGTGACACCAGCTCCTCAATGGCCGCGTGGATATGCTTCGCGAGATACTTCGATGCCGCGTAGCCTTCGTCCTCTCCGAACGGATGAACTTCCAGCTCGTGCTTGAGCACCTTCGTCTTCAAGGGACGCATGGTGTCTTCAAGGTGCTGTTGGCTCATACCGAAGACCTTGCTGGAGTAGCTGTAGGTCATCGTGTTGCGCTTCACGAGATTACGGGTGATCCCGTAGTCGAGGCACATCTTCGCCATGCGCCTGTCGTGATCGGCCGTCTCAATTTCTTTCGACGTGCCTTCTTCGACGCTGAGGTCGAGGTCTTGCTCAATGCGAGCACGAGCGCGATCCGCAACGAGCGTGTAGACATCCTCAGGGACTTCGTTGTCCGTCAGGTTGACGTAGCGGCCCTCGGGTGCCCTCGTCATTGCTGCGAGGTGTTGCAGCCCTGAGCAAGAGCCGTCGAAGCTCACAGGTATGTGCGTCACATACGTCGAACCCTCGTTCAACGCTGACACAAGCTCCCGGCAAGCAGCTAGGAACAGGAACGGACTGTCGGCCTTCGTCCATCCCGTGTTGAACATCGGACGCTTCACGTAGTCCGTGAGTAGCTCCAGGTTCTCGTTTACCCATGCGATCCTCGTGTCCATTGGCTTCTTGGAGACCTTGTCGAAGTCTCCGCAGTTGGCGACGTGTATCTTCAGCCAGTAGAGGCCTTCCTCACCGATGGCTTCACCCTTGGCGAACAAGAACATCGAACGCACGCGGTCCTCACGCTGGAAGTTGAAATGCGCGAGACCGTAGACCCTGCCACGCCAGTCCATGTTCATCGGAACGTAGAACTGATCGAGCAACGCCATGCGCTGAGCCGTAGCCATGTCACTGGCGAACAGAACGCGTTCACCATTGAGGCTGCGGTTTACCTTCTTGACGCCTTTGATTTCGTCGCGGCGAACAGCGCGAGCATCGGCATCGAGTGCTTCGTACTCCTCGTTAGTCAGCTCCCGAGGAAGCGCAACGTCACGAGCAGCCGGCAGACCTTCCACGTCGATGTGGCGGTCGTGGCACTCCTGGATGATGTCCATGATCCAGGTGTTGATCCTGAACGGGACAGACTGCAGCGCGTTGACTGCAGTGAGCGTGGGGGCCATGGTCCCCGTCTTGATCGCGTGGCGCGCGGCGCTGATGATGTCCTTGTGCCACGTCCGCAGCAAAGGCGCTTCATGTGCAGTCCTGTCGTCCTCAGCAACGCGTTGGTTGACACCGTCCCAGTCCTTGGGGCGATCAGCGCGCGGCTGGTAGGCGGGATTGCGCACGACGGCTTCAGCTACAGCGGCCTCGGCTTTGTGCAGGCCTTCGGGCGTCAGCGTCAGCTCGTATTCACCGTTGCGGCCATCGGCCAAGGCGAACACGTCAGGCAGGGCGTCGAGAAGAACCTGGGTGCACCAATGACCCGCGTGGATCATTTCGGGGTGCGACCAGTAGCGCATTTTGAAGCCCGGGGACTTCGCGACCTTCTTGCCCGTCTTCTTGTCACGGCCAACCTGAGGCCGCGCAGCGAGCACACGGGCTGCGTCCTGACGCTTCTCCACGCTGCCGTGGTGCAGCTTGACGAACCTGCTGATCCTCTGGGCCAGCTGCTTGTCGGTCTTCGTGAGCTTCGCAGCCCAGCATTCGTTCGACAGCATGCGGCCGATGCGGAGATAGGTGTCCCTCAGGGTCTCCTCGTGGCCTACGGAATGCAGAGCACCCTGAAGGATCACCAGTGCGATCACCTCGGGATCGAGCTGTCGGATGACGTGCTCAAGATGGTGCTTCTTGCTGTCGCTGCGGGCACCTGCGCTCAGCTGAGCGATGACACAAGGAACCAAGCGGTCGATGTAAGTAGTGGTGATGGACATCCCACCAGTGGTCGCTCCAAAGCCGGCATTGGCGAACGCACGTTCGTTGCGCTTTTCGAGCTTCTCAGAAGCGATATCGAGTTCCGGGTGGAGAACCTGGGGATCATTAGGAAGAACATTGGTGTCCATCGGGGGACGGTTCCTTTCGATGCGGCGACGAGCGCCTCGGTGCGGTAGTGGGTGGGCTTGGCGGCTAAGTGCTTGAACACTCGGAAGTATCATACGGAGGTGAGGTATTTTGACACTTGGCAGGTATTTGTTCGAAAAGAAGCCCGCCGAAGCGGGCCTCTGCAGTCTCTATAGGGATCAAAACTACTTTTACAAGGCGCAGCTATTTGCAGCTCGGTCTTGAAAACCGGCGCTCCTTAATTGGAGCCGAGGGTTCGAATCCCTCTCCTTCCGCCACCAGCAAAATCAAGCACTTCGCGTGATGCTCAGAACACGTGCTGTCTCCGCTGGAGCGCGGTCCCCACGGGAACGCTCAACTTTTTTTGCCGCTTCAAGTTGATCCTCGGTGTCCACGTGGTCGTACATCATGGACGCCTGAATGCTCTTATGCCCCAGCATTTGCATGCGAATTTTCATATCGACGCCCTGCTTCCGCAGACGCGTGTTGCGTGTGTGGCGCAGGCTGTGGATCACAAGGTTCGACGGATACCCACAGATTTTCGCTGCAGTCTTGAATTGGTTTAACAATCGGTATCTTTTCGGCAGCTGCCCAGACGCGATTATCGCTCTGATTTCGCGAGCAAGTTCCGGTCTGATGTAGACCGTTCTGGCATCATTGTTCTTGGTCTGATCCTCGTGGAGAACAAGCCAGCCGACCGCCTCCTCGCCCTCCTGCTCGACGATGATTTGCGCGGGCGTCAGCCGCGTTAGCAGCTCACTGAGGCGCAGGCCCGTCTCGACCAGCACACGGACGCACACGGCCTCCACGTGGTGTCCACGGCTCTCCATGACGCGTAGGATTGCGTCCTCCTGGTCGTAGCTCTGCAGGATCGCGCGCTTGCGCCGCGTCTGCTTCTCGGGGAGCAGAGGGATCGCGGGCTTGAACGGGATGACCCGATTGAGCACGGCGAACTGCAGCACGGCTCCAGCGGCGTTCAGGTAGCGGTTGATGGTGGCCGGGCTGAGCTTGTCAGCGCCAGCCTGCGGTCCCCTGAGCTTCCCCGTGGCGCTCGGCGGGCGCTTCTCCAAGCTCTCGACGATTTGCTCCATGGTGTCGCGTGTCACGTCCCCGATGTCCACGTCACCGATCACGCTGACGCAATAGTCCACGCGCTGGATGATGCTGCAGTCGCGGCCGGCGTGCCATTTCTTCTTCGGCCCTCCCGCCTTCTTGCAGTCCTCAGCGACCTCGCGGAACGTCCGGCCAGTTCCGAGAGGCTGCAGCGTTGGCGGCTCCTCGCCCATCAGCTTGACGTAGGTCTCATAGCCCTGCGCGGCCTTCATCGTGTCGAAGCGACGACGAAAGCGCTTCTGCGGCTTCCCCTTGGGCGTGACGAGGGCTTCGCCGTAGAACCCCCCCGTCAGCTTGCCGTCTCGTTTCTCAGCGTATGCCATTAGGTGCTCCTGCCCTTGATCACGGCGTCCTCGACAGCCACGGCCCCGACGTAGAGGCCGCGCAGCCTCGCGTGGTCGCTGGTGGCCTCCAGCTGCGTCTTGTAAGTACCAAGCACCAGAAACTCGGTGCGGTCAGCGTTGAAGAAAACGATGTTGACGTACATCTTCTTAGGTCCCCTTTCGCTTGCGGGGCTTCATGGCGGCTATGCTGGCGATTAGCTTGGCTATCGCATAGCGCACCTTCTTGTCGGAGATGGTGCCAAACGCTTCGACGATATGTTGTCCTTGCGAGGTTCCCATGAACTCGATCAGATACTGAGGCATTTCCCCATCGACATGAACTCCGTCAGCTCCGTCGAAGAAGAAAGCAGGAGGCACCTGCAGGAAGTCCCCAATCTGCTGCAGACGTTTGGCGCTCACACTGTTTGCCCCCTTCTCATACTTCTGCACCTGTTGGAACGTAAGACCGATTGCCTCGGCAAGCTCCGTTTGGCTCTTGTGTTGCATGATGCGGCGCATACGGATGCGACTGCCAACATGCTTAGCTACAGGATCAGGAACTCGTGGTGCGGTTGCCATTGGTATCTCCTTATGACGTGTGGTGATTAAATACTACTGCGCGTCAAGATACTTCCTCTTGTGTTGCATTAGGACGTAGTGAGGCCTTGGTTAGGCCTCAGCGTATTACTTTCGAGTAGTCAGCAACTCATGCCGGCAGCTTGGCTTCCAATGCCACACAGCGGGTTACGTCCCGACTGGATGATCGTGGTGCCTCCCGAAGCTCGCAACGAGCGTTGCCTTTCGTATTCCATCAGGTTGCCTCGGCACTCCTGATAGGCGTTCGGCCTCTTGTCGTTTCGCTCAGCAACGATCCGACGACACGCCATATCGTCTGCGGTCTCTCGCTCAGCAGGTGATTTAGCGCAGCCAACTAACAGCAGCAGCGCCAGGGTGTAGCTTAAGGGTCTCATTGGTTCTCTTTCTCCTTCGGGATGGTGCGCAACGCGTTCATGATCTTCCTCATGAGAGCCTTGCCAAGGGGTGTGACCCTAGCGTGATGTCGCCTAAGGTCGTTCGGGTTGCGCTCTTGCGTAATGAGACCGAAGCCTTCTTCGCGTGCACGATTGCGCTCCCCTAGATCAAGCAAGTGCCGCGTCATCACAGTTGGACTGATACCCGCCGCTTGCGCATACTCCGTGACGTTCTTTCCTTCTTCAGTAGCCACTTGTAGAAACGTATAAACGTACTGAAGGGGCATCGTTGCACGGATGTCGCGGAAAGGTTCGAGCGCGAGGAGCAGCGCTCTGGCATAGGCCTTTTCCTCTGGCGTGAGGGCGGGCTTGAAGTCTGACATCTTGTCTCCTAAGGATCGCACTAAATACGCGTGTGCCGGGATGCTGTCCAACATGCGATCAGCTCCCCTTGACGATAATGAGGAACGCCAGTGCCCCTAGTGTGGCAGCACTGACGGTCGCCTCCAAAGCTACAGCACCAACGGCTGCAGCGGCAATCAAACAACCTGTAATCAACAACATTGAATACCTCCTCCTGAAACTATCTTGTTCCATGTCGGAACTTGTATTGTCAACAACCCTTACGCAACTTGTACGGTATTATCGTGGAGCAGTCTGATCTTGTCTTGGGTCTCCGTGGTTCGCTTTGGAAATGTCGCGCGGACGCATTCGGCGAGGTCGTCCGTTTGGAACGGCACCAGTACCAGTATGTTGGCCCAGTGATAAAGCGCAGGAGGTCGGCCTTCCATGAACAGCTCGACAGTCCCGTTTTCGGGATCAATGAACTCCACAAAACCCTTGCTGCCAGCGGGTAACTCGCCGTCAGGAGTTGTGAATGCTGTAACCAGTTCGACGTTCGTGTAAAGCTTCAGCCCGTCGTCAACGCCTTTGGTGACTAGCGCAGATACTAGCCCCATGTCCGAGTTGAGTAGAAATGTTGGTCGCATTGCTTTCGTTCTCTTTTGTTGTTGAGGCTTATTGCCACAGGTAGATATATTGCACCCTCGCAGGTAGTTTCAACCGCGCCACGGTTGTATTATCCGCCTCTCAATTGCGAGCGGATACGTGCCGCGTCCTCAGGGCATGCAGTGATCCTGAAGGATTCCAGCGGTTCCCCGTTGGCCCCCCAGACCACGAACTCCAGGACCATGCCTCCACTGCCCTGCCCTCCGTCAGCGTGCACGATCAGGTCGTCAACGGTCGCCAGTGTGGTGGAGGTCTCGCGGCCACGAAGTTTCACGCGTTCGATTTTGCTAGTTGGGTTTTCCATCACGTTCACCTTTAGAGACACAGAGCGCAGCCGCGCGCACGGTCGTTACAGCTTTGGCAGGGAATGCGTTGCGTCGCCCGCCAGACGGCAATCAACGGAATAAGCTCAGCTTCGCTCACGTCTTCGAACTGGGCGCTGTATGCGATCAGGTCGCCAGCTATTTCCTCCAGCAACCAGTTGTCGAACGTGTAGCCGTTCTCATCAGCGTGGTTCAGGTTTTCGTTTACAGTCTCTTGCGTCACCATCAGCCCAGGCTCCATATGAATTGCAGCGTCGAATACATTGCGTATCCCCAGACCAGGAGGGCCGCCGCGCCTATCATGTCATCCCTCATTGTTCCCTCGTTCGTGGCCCATCGTCAGGCCGTGCGATACACGGCGACCATCGGGGACCAAAGTGTCCCCTAGGTTTCGGGCTTCAGTACAAAGTGCCGTCGAGATGCAGCGCCAGTTGGTGCATGTAGCTTCCAGCACGGGCTTTAGTTTCCACGTGCGACAAGGCTTCGCCGTCAGTCTTGAAATGTGCAGCAGGGTCTTCATCCCACCGCTGAATTTCTAGGTATCCGTCAGAGCGCTGCGACAACCACCAGCCTTCAGCCTCAGCGGCTTTGTGCATGGCCTCCGTAAAGTCAGACGCGGGTATCTGATGCGACATTTCGTTTATCCTTCCACCAATCGCCACGAATAAGGGTGCTGCTGAAGTCCGTGATAGGCGAGATAGCGACGTTCCCATCGTTCCCAATAATTCAGCCAAGCATCAAACATGGCGGCGCGTGTCGTCCCTTCATAATTCAGACACGACAACAGCGCAGGCTTCAGCGGTTCGCCGTCTTTAAGAACTTCAAAAATCAGCAGCATCATTCAAGCTCCAAGGTTGTCAGATAGGTTTCGCCAGTTGGCGTCAGGTACACGTCGCCCCAGATGATCACAGCGAAGCCTGCGAACACTGCGGACCATGTCGGCCCAAGTGGTGCCAAGGCTTCATAGGTTGCGCGTTGCCAGAGCATCATGCGAATAGCTCCAGCTGCTTTTTCGAGTGCTTCACTTTTGGCGCAAGCCCGCATAGGGCAATCAAGGCATCAAAGGTGACAGCGTCGAAACCTATCTGCCAGCCGGCGTCGTCAACGAGTTCGGGTTTATCAACGCGCAGGTTGAACGCAATGGCTGCAGTGGTGCCCAAGCGATCCCGAATGAACACCTCATATTGCTTTCCGCGATGCATCGACCACGCGGACACTTGGACGGGAAGGCTGCATTGCCATCCCCGCGTTTTGCACCAGCCCGCAATGCGCGCATGCGCCTTTGCGAGCCATCGTTCCCCGTTTGTCATCATCATGCGACCTCACGCAAACGCGTAACCATTAGGTCGCTGTAGTTCTGGCGCGCGGCGCGGATTGCTTCAGCCACCATGCCGGGGAAGTAATGGCAGATGGATACATTAGAGCCGCGTGCAGCGCGCATGATGCTGCAGTTTCGGTTCATCGGATCACGGTCGCGATGGTCCCTGACGAAGTCGCTTGGGTTTTCATAAATGGAGCCGCATAGGCTGTCGGTGCCCAGCACTGCGCCCGTCATCTTGTGAACCACGCGGACCTCAGTGCAGAACGCCTGCCACAAGTCGCTCGCAACATTCGCTTGGGTTTCCCCGGTTTCGTCGAATGACAAGTCGGCGTCGTCGTCTGGCGAGATTAGGCATTCAACGCGGAAATGCTTTGTCTCGAATTGCCAAAGGGTATCGCGCAACATCGTCCCCGCTCCTATCTGTGATAAATCCAGCCGCGATAGGTTTCGCAGTAGGCTTCGCCTCTGCCCCTCGCTGCTTTGTGAAGACCTTCGCCTAGCTCCCCTAGACCGCGATCCCAGAAGCCAACGCCGTGCCCTTGGCGCGAGAACCAAAAGTCATGGCCGGCCTGTTCGTCGCTGTAGTCGAATTGTTCTGCCGCACGGGCGAGCCATTGCTGCGCGAAGCAACCATCCGGCATGATGGTGCTAAGGAATGCTTCGCAGTCGCGCGCGATGTTTGCGACGGCATCACGCGTTAGCTTTTCGACGCCTAAATCGTTCAGCAGGTTTTCGTTGTCGTCCCCAGTGTCGCCATTGGTGAAGAACAGGGCTTCCACGTATGCCTTGGAGAACTCAGACAGACCGTAGAAGGCATGCGGAGGCTTGCGGCGTGGCGGAGTATTAAGGATGAACTTTGGCATCAGCGCACCCAATAGGTGACGCCGTCGAAATCGACTTGCGTATAATCCATCTGCAATTCGCGCGTTGCACGGTCCCAATCAATGCAGTTGTTAGGCCACGTGGCGTCGGAGTTGATTGCGCCAATGTCGTCCGCAAACTCTTGAGCATAGGTTTTGAAATAGCTGTAGCGGATCAACGTCGCGCCGTAAGACCAGTCTGGCGAATATCCCTCAGCCTCAGCGGCGAGCGCCTTCAGCGCGCAAAGCTCCTCAAAATCTTCCACGTTTTCGAACGCGTCCGCGCCGTCAACCGTTGTGATCCAATAATGCCAGCTGCCAATCGTCTGCCCGTAGTCCGCCTCGGCGGTCGCGGCCTCCAGATTGTCGATTGCCTCTTGCAACTCAGCGACTAATGCCGCGTCGTCTCCTGCAAGCGTCTCACGCTCCTGTTGTGCAAGCTCAATCGCCTCTTGCATGTCGGAGACGATGGCGTCCCGCGCGTCGTCCCATGTCGCGAAAATGCTGGGCGCATTGTCGGGCATGTATCCGGGCATGTTGCACCCTGCGGCGAACGGCTTGCGCTCGCCTTCCAGATCCTCAATGCGCGCGACCACGTCTCGACTATCAATGATGTCGTCTGTGCTGCTGATGGTGTTCATTTGGTTCCCCTACTGTCAATCTAATGCGAGTTGGCAGGTATTTGGTCGAGCGAAAGCCGTTAGTCCGCAACGCGGAGAACAGCCGGGAATTGCGTTGCAACGCGCAAGGCAATGTGCAGCGCTTCAGCCTCAGCACGTCGCGCGCAGGTGAACGTGTGAAACTCGCGGTAGCCACCCTGAGGGCACCTAGCGCCGACCATTTGGCCCTTATCGCCGCGCATAGTGATCATTGGAACAAAGCCTTCAGCGAACTGCTTTGATGTCGGGTGCAAAGTGATCATTGGGTTTTCCTTTCGTGGTTCATTTAGAGGGTTAAGAGAGATAAGTGGCTAGCATTACGCGCTCGCCGTCGCGGGATAGTTTGATCAGAACGCCTGAGAAATAGCTGTCTGCAGCGTACCCATGCCAACCCTTGGCTACACCGTCCGCGCGCATGAAATCGGAAACGTGATACCAGTGCCTGCGATAGCAAAAGAAGCCATCTAGACCCCCGTCATCTTCGCTCAAGTGGTCGAATTGATCCTTCAGGACCTTGGCTGGTACATCGCTGCGATAGACCAAATCGCGCCATTGATGATTGGTGCGGATCGTAACCGGGGAAGCCTGGGCGTTCATTTTGGGGTATTCCCTAGGGGTTAGTTGCGGGTTGTAAATTGAATGCGTCTTGTAAATGCATCCTGAGGCCGACCGTTCCCGTGGTCAACAAAATACTTTGCACTTTAGCAGGTTTCATAGCAGGAATGCACTGGGCGCATGGCGCGGCCCTAGGAAGGCCGTGGGGACACGTGGCCCGCAGGTGACCATTGGGCCGGCCGTGGGAAACCAATGCACCACGGGTTGCCCTATCGAGGCCTCAGGCTGGGCAAGCCATATAAGGGGAGGAATTGCCACCCGATCATAAACTATACGCTTGCACATAGTCCCGATACGGACCTAGTTTCTCAGCTGGCCGATTAGGGCCGGATCGGACCTATCGAGACACCACGCCACATCGGCCAGCACATCGGCCAAGTGGCCGTCTATCGGTTCATATAACCGAATGATCCCCAGTGATCCCAAGGGGTTAGCTGGGCACGTGGGGAGCATTGTGGGGAAAGGGTCCCATCTGGCCGACCGGACCCTATTTTGGCCCGGTTCGACGGGCGATTTCGAGTTCCTCGGGTTAAAGCCGCCGCCGCTGCCCGGCTGGCAACTGCACTGCACGAACTGGGGACCCCTGGGGAACATTGGGTCCCATCTGGAACCGGGGTCCCAGGGGTACATTTGGTTCCATTTGGGCACATTGTGGCCCGAATTGGGCAGGTTTGGGCTGTTTTGCTGCAATATCAATAGGTTACAGGTCAAGCCCACCCACTAGTGCACTAGGGGCCGACAGATGTCCCTTATTCCCGCCACATTGCCATTCCTCGCCGCACTTGACCTTGCGAGGGGGTAAGGGGGAGCCAAGGTTCCATTGGTTCTCCCCATCTGCCCTAAGGTAGATGTCCATTGATAATACAACCAACACCTTCTCAGGGGTGCCCCAAGGTATCCCTAAGGACCTCCAGATCACGGTGAGGCCCTTAGGCATCCCTTGGGATCATTAGTCGTCGCAGCATGCGGTGTTAACCGCGATAGCGCTGCCTCTCTCCATTTCATCAACACGAAAACATTGGATGCCATTAGAGACCGCTTCCTATCCTCCGGACCTCGTGTCCTCCAATCCCGCCCCGACTGATCCCACGAACCAAGGCGACGATCACATCCGGCTTTTGAAGTCGGTGGTCAAGAACACTCTCGCTGGTGTCAACGGCGTGATCACACGCGCCATCGGTTCTTCCTTCGGCTTCCTTGCAGGCCCTGGATCGTTAGCCTCACCCTCCTACGCTTTTAGCTCCAATGCTGCGCTTGGCTTATATGACGCAGGTGGGGGAGTTCTTGGGGCAACAGGGGCCTTCCTTGCCGCTAATGCGATCAGCGGGAGCAGCTTAAACTCAAACACGAGCGTCTCAGGCGCTACGGGAGCGTTCTCTGGCAACGTAGCCGCAGGATCGTTCTCGACCACAGGCTCCGCTTCGTTCGGCGCTGTCTCGGGCACCAATGGCACGTTCTCTGGCGTCGTCAATGCGGCGTCGTTTGTCGGCGCGCTTCCCGCAGGTGCCATCATGGACTTCGCGGGTCCAACGGCTCCGGCCGGCTGGGCAGCGTGCGATGGGCAATCGCTGAGCACCACGACCTACGCACAGCTGTTCGCCAACATCGGTTACACCTGGGGCGGATCAGGAGCTGCGTTCAACGCACCGAATCTGATCTCACGCTTCCGTCGTCATCGAGACAACGCTACGCTTTCGAGCGTCGTTGGTACGCTGCAGTCTCCTGTTAACCTCGCGCACACTCATACCTATTCAGGGACGAGCGCCGCTGCGAACACAGGGCACACGCATACGTTCTCTGGCACTTCCAGCGGACAAAGCAACGGCCACACCCACACGTATTCAGGCGGCACCTCAGCGGCCGACACCGATCATACGCACACGTATTCGGGCAGCACTGGCGCAATGAGTGCCAACGCTTCGCACAGCCACTTACTTGGTGGCCCGCAGGGAGCGTTCATCGTCAGTATCAACAACGGTGGCGGGGCTTCACAAGGAAACCTCGTCTGTACTTCGGCGTCTGTTTCCGCAGGCCTAACGACCTCGGCTACGAACACCGATCACTCGCACGCGTACAGCGGCACCACGTCAGGCATCAGCGCAAATCACGCTCACACCTACAGCGGCACCACTGCTGCTCAGAGCGCGGATCACACGCACACCTACAGCGGCACCACGAGCGATATGAGTGTGAACCACTCGCACACCTACAGCGGCACTACGTCAGGCGGCTCGGCCGACAACGCCAACGAGGCGCGTCCGTATTCCGCGACCATGCTCACCTGCATCAAGCTGTTCAACTAATCGAAAGACCCTTGTGCCCATTGCTCACATTCGTAACCTAGGGAAGTACGGTGTACTCACCGATCCCGATGCATACGACTTGGCTCCCGAAGCGTTCTCGCTCGGCGTCAACGTGCGCTTCCGAAACGGCAAGGTCACAAGTGGTCCCGTCTTTCGGAAGGTGACCGACCTCGGCACCGATCAGCCGCGTTTCGCCTTCTCGGCCAATCAATCTTCTGGCCTCGACTTCCTGTTCATCGGCTATCAGAACGGAAGGGTGTGGCGCTACAACAGCGGCACGCAGACCGACTACACCATTGCCGGCTACAGCAACTCCGTTGTGGAAGGCAAATGGACGAGCACCACGCTCGCGAACGTCCTGTACGTCAATCGTCAGGATCGCGCGCCGTGGTATCTCCGCTCCTCGGACACTGCATTCCAGAATCTGGCTTCGGCCGGCTGGGACGCGACGTGGACGACGGCGCTCCTGCGTTCATGCGCTGGTTCACTGGTGGCTCTGAACGTCACCAAGGGTGCCATCAACTATCCGCAGATGGTGAAGACTTCCAGCATCCCGCTGTCAGGCACCGTGCCTGTCTCCTGGGATTACAACGTGCCAGCCACGCTCGCCACCGAGAACATTCTCGCGGAGATGCAAGGCCCGATCACCGACGCTGCACCTTACGGCAACAGCCTGATCATCTACGGCCTCAAAGAAGCGTGGCTGATGCAGGCCGACAACTCGATTGAAGTCTACGACTACACGAAGCTGCCCTTCCAGAAGGGATCGCTGAACGCCAACTGCTCGATCGAAATCGACGGCAAGGTGTACGTGTTCGGTCCAGACGACATCTGGCGTCACGACACCGTAGGCGAAGAAAGCATCTGCGATCAGAAGACGCGTGATTTCATCTTCGGCTCAATCAATCTGTCGAAGGCTCGCTTGTTCTTTGTGAGCCACAATCCGCAGCTCAAAGAGTTGACGTTCAACTACGTCTCTGGTGATCGCGTTGCAGGGTTCGCCAACCCGACAGACGGATGTAACCGTCAGGCCGTGTACTCATACAGTGAGAACAAGTGGTCGTTCGATGACGTGCCGCAGGTTTTCTCGGCGTGCAACGCGAACCTCGACATTGTCACGACCTGGGCAGCCGCAGCCGGCACGTGGGACACCACTGGTGGCTCCTGGCTCGACCAGGAAGACAGCTTCAAGCGTACTCCCGTTTACGTCGGACAAGCGAACGCGACCTACGGTCTATCGACGGCCCTCTACGCCTTCGACTTGTACGGTGCAGGTTCGACCGTGTCGTTCCCTGTGGACACCAACGCTACGTTGGCTCGCTACCTTGAACGTGACGGCATCGACTTGGACGAGCTGGGCGAAGACTTCAGAGACGCAAAGCTGCTCTCCTCGATTTATCCGCAAGCACGTCTTGGCTCAGGCTCCGCACCGCTGATGATTTCAGCAGGAGCAGCCGAGGGCTTCAACGAGACGCCTACGTTCACCGCGTATCAACCTTACGACGGCGCGGACAACTATAAGCTCGACTACAACATCGCCGGCCGCTGGCTTTCTCTGCGTATCAAGTATTCCGATTACAAAGAGCTGACCATCTCGGGCCTCGACCTCGACCTCAAACGCACCTCCAAGCGCTAATGACCGACAGTACAAAAAACCTACGCTCGTTTCAGCCTCGGATTTATCCGACGATTGCTGGAGGCGAAGCGCAGTTCATCACTGAAGAACATAAGCGCATCGCTGACGCGTTGATGCAATGCATCGCAGCGCTGAAAGCTCTCGACGCGAGGATGCAAGCAGCAGGTATCTGATGGACGGATTTAAGTTCGTCCAACGGCACGACGTGATCACGCGGCCGGAATACTGGCTGGAAGTAGACGAATACAAAAGAGGGGCGGACCAGTTCCTACTCGCACACTTTCGAGTGGCGCGCTGGTCCCCCTCCGTGTTCAAGCAGGCGCTCAAAGACTGGCAAGCATTTCGTCAGTGCGTCAGTGCTCCTCTTTTTTGCATTGGTGAGAAGGACGACGACCTCTTTCTCCATTTCGTGACGCGTGCGGGCTACCGGCCCTTGCAGAACGTCATTTGCGAGAACGGCATCGAACGCCGTCTCTTTATTCACACAGTTTCATAGGCCCATGTCCGGTTCATCCACTCAAGACAAAGCTACTTCCCAATCGGGCACGCAGGCTCAGCAGACCAATCAGTCCCAGACCCAGAATCAGACGGCCATAGAGCAGGCGATGCAGAACGCAACGCAGTCTCAGGCCACGACTGGCTCGACCACGGGACAGACGCAGCAAAATCAAAACGGCACCACGCAGTCCAGTACGACTTTGTGGGCACCGCAAGCGAGCGCAATCGCTGACGCCATCGCTAAGGCGCAGGAAGCGTACAAGACTGCTTCGACTGCTACGGCCCCGACCGATTTCACCGCAGGCATGACGCCTGAGCAGGTTGCCACCTTCAAATCCATGGTTGGATATGGTGGCGATGGTTCGATCCCGAACGCCGCTGCCACTACAGGCTCTACGCTCGCACACGCAGGCACCGATGGTGTCACTGGCGCGCTGACGGGCCTCGCAGGCTTCGACGCTTCCAAAGCGAACAACCCCGACGCACTGATCGCTGCCGCGAACAAATACGTGGCCGGTCAGGACATCGACGCGCAAGTCAACCACGCCATGCTCAATGCACGGCAGACGGCGCGTGACGTTACGCTTCCCGGCATCGAGCAGAACGCAGCGACCAGCGGCAACACGAACTCCACGCGAACAGGTGTCGCGCAGGGTCTCGTCGAGCGCGGCTTGGCTCAGCAGTCGGCCGACCTGGGCGCAACTATGCGCTCCAAGGCCTTCAACGATGGTCTCTCGCTCGCGTCGAGCAATGCCAACGCGAACAACACCACGAACCTGGGCGCGCTCTCAACCGCAGGCGACCTTGGCAACGCCACGGCCACCACGGGCTTGAACGCGGGCAGCAACTCGATCAGCGACATGATCAAGCTGTTCACCACGCAGGCGGCAGGTGGAGCAGGATTGCAAGAAGGCAATCAGGCTACGCTCACGAACGAGGCGCAGAAGTTCGCTTCGCAGACCAGCTCACCGTATGCGGCCTTGCAAGGCCTCATGGATATCATCGGCAAGCAGACGTATGGCTCGCAGACGACTGGCTCGACCAGCGGCTCGACCACAGGCACGTCGCTCGGCACGAGCGCGGGCACTACCAACGGTACTGCATCGCAGACCAGCAACGGCTCCAGCTCGGCAACGGGCAATGCGACCGCAAGCGGGACCATGAACGGCACCAGCTCAATGAACGGCACCGAGAAGACCACCTCCACGCCGAGTGCGTGGCAAATCATTGGTGGATTGCTCGGCGGTCTCGGTCAAGGCGCAAGCACTGCCGGCAGTCTCGGATGGAAACCCTTCGCATGAACGAACAGTACCGAAACGCAATCGGCTCCGTAGAGAGCGACAACGATTACGAGGCGCTCGGTCCCGTCACCAAGAAGGGAGACCGCGCTTACGGCCGATATCAGGTCATGGGCGCGAACATCCCCGAGTGGACCCGCACACACCTGGGCGTCGAAATGACGCCTGACCAATTCCTCGCTGATCCCTCAGCGCAGGACAAGGTGTTCGACGCGGTGACAGGCAGCTACCACAAGAAGTATGGCAACGTGGACGACGTTACGTCCTCGTGGTTCAGCGGGCGTCCCGTGGCCCAGGCTGGCAATGACAGCGACGGTTACAACACTGTCCCGACGTACATCGCCAAGGTCAACAAAGCGATGAACGGCGTGGACGCCATCAACTCCGCAGCCGGCATCAAGCCGATGGGACGGGGCGCGCTTACGTCAGCGTTCAACAGCGATGACGACGCAGGCGCTCTCAGCACTAACAACGTGCAAGGCCTTGGTGCCCTGTCCCCGATGGCGCAGTCGCCCGAACCGGACAAGCTCGGCACAATCGGCCGAGGCCTTACCGGCATCGGTGCAGCACTCGCTGGCATATCCTCTCCTGATCAAGCAAAGGCGCTCACCGCGCAGATGGTTGCTCAGCAGAAGACGCCGACCGAGGGCGGCACGTGGTCATTGCACACCTTGCCTGACGGCAAGACGTTCATGCTCAACAGCAAGACACGAGCAATTGTACCTGCAGGCGTCCATGCGAAGCCTGAAGAAGACCCGTACCAGAAGAAGTTCAAAGAGGAAGACGCGAAGGCGGCTGCTGAACTCGGGACTAACCTCTCGACTGCAGCGCGTGACGCGGCAAACCAAGCAACTTCGGTTGCGGAGCTTCGACGCACGTTGTCGAACCCCGAGGTCTACCAGGGTACTGGTGGTCCGGCTGTGCAGACACTGCGCAAGGCCTACAGCGCCTTAGGCTTCGGAGATGCACAAGGTGTTGCCGATGGCGACGTAGCTACCGCGTTGAGCAACAAGCTCGCGCTGCAGCTGGTCAACAGCGGAGGATCCAAATTGCTCCCTGGCTCGTTCTCCGACAGCGACCGAAAGTTCGTTGCTCAGATGGCGACATCGCTCAGCAACAACCCTGATGCAAACCAACGTCTCCTCGACATCTACGAGCGCGCAAACGCTCGCGTCATGGAAGCCGAGGCGCTGCGTCAGAAGCATGTGGACGGCAACGGCGGGATTATCACGCCGAAATTCCGTGGCGAACTTAGTCAGCTCAGCTCGAAATGGTCGGCGGAAGACAAGCAGCGCAATGAGGCCGAGGCGAAGATGCCGAAGCAATCTGCTGCACCGTCATTCCCCAAGGGCGTCAAGTCCATCCAAATCATTCAACCATAGGAACGGCTAATGCCCGTCTTTGAAGTCGGCCTCGACGATGGCCGAAGGCTTCGTATTGAAGCTGATAGCCAAGAGGCTGCTCTCGCGGGCGTAGCTCACTTCCAATCGCAGGAGGGAGCCAAGGCTCCTTCCGGCTTCGCCGCTGGTCTAGTGCACGGTGCTCAGGACTGGGCACACGGTAACGCCGAGACAGCGAAGGATTTCTACGGCGTCGGCAAAGGCTATGAGCCTACCGACAAAGGCTACGTCCCTGCGAACGTGACGAACGGCTCAGCGAACCCACTGAACTGGAATCTGTCACAAATCCCGCAGAAGATTGCAGAGCAAGCGCCCGGCCTCGGACAGGACATCGTTGCCGCATCGGCGGCGTCGAAACTGACACCTGGAGGCATGAAGGCTAAAGCTCTCGCAGGCTTGATGGGCGGCGTAGCGTCCGCGTGGCACCGTACTGCTGGCGACACCGCGAAGGAAACTGCCGCCAACCGTACTGGCGATGCAAACGCAGAACCGCAATCGGAAGACCTCGTCAAAGGCGGCGTGACTGCTGCTGCTGCTGCGGTGCCCGGCGCGATCCCTGCGACACGTTTCATTCCAGGCGCTAACAAGGTTGGCACCGTTGGCGCACAAGGCGCTCTCGACAGCATCAAGAAGTACCTCGCGACAACCGCTGTAGGTGCAGGTGGTGCTGCAGGGTCTGACGCCATTACGCAAGCCGGCACGCAACTCGGCACCGACAAGAAGTTCGATCCCTCGCGCACGCTGGAAGCAGCGGCGGGTGGTCTCGTGACTGCAGGTGCTCTCGCGGCTCCTCGCGGTGTCGCTGACACTGCACGTGCTGCCAGTCTCCGTGAGTTCGGCGGCTCCAACATGGACGCCACGAAGAACTACGCCACGCGTCTACGGACAGCAGGTGACGGTGAACTTGGAAACACCATCGGCGGCGCGAAGAACGACTACGTCGCGCACGAGACGGTCAAGTCCGACCTGACGAACGAGCTGCGTGATGCAGCCCGCAATGTTCGACGCGACATCCCTCTGGGACCTGACGCCGACAATGCGCTCCAACGCGCGCAGAACGGCGAACACCTCACGCCTCGCGACATCGAGCTTATCGACCGCTCAGTCAATGGCGCTCCCGATGGCGACAACGCCGCATTCCTCGCGCGCACTCTGCGTATAGCCCAGCTCGCTCAAGAGCGCGGCTCATACAACACCAGGGGCGAATGGGCAGGTGGCGTCTCTGGCGTCATGGACAAGAACCTTGGGTTCCTGTTGAACCCTGTGCGCCTCGCTGGTGGCACCATCGCTACCGGACTGGGCATGCATTTGCTCGGCCTGAGCAACCCGATGTTCGCCGGCAGCGTTGCTGCAGGTTACACGGGCGCTCGTGCACTCGATAGCATGGCGGGCACGCGATCACCTGCAAAGATGTTCGCTGATCACTTCGCTGATCACAACGCCCAGCTACGAATGCCGCAGGCTCCTGTAGCTTCCCCTTCGATGCCTGCGGCTCCCCTGGCAATGCCTTGGGGACCACGCCCACCGATGGCTGGACCTACAGGCCCTGCTGTGCCGGCTCCCGCCGCGCCCCAGGCTCCCGTTGGACCTTGGGGACCGAAGCCTGCGCCGACTACATCGGTGCCTCCTGTGTCACCTCCCGCTCCCCCGGCCGCGCCTGCACCAACTTTCAATCCGTTGGCGCTGTCGATGCTGAAGCAGACGATGAAGCAGGGTCTTCCTCCCTCGCCCGCTCCTGCCGCGCCCGAGGCTCCTCCCGCGCCATCACTCAATCCGATGGCCGTGAAGATGCTTCAGGCGAAGCTCAAAGCGGGTCTACCTTCCGCGCCTGTTGCGGAGAATACGCCCGCGATCCCCGCAGCTCCTGCGGAGAATCCTGCGTCCACCGCTGTGCCTACGGATGTCCTCCGTGCGGCGAAGGTGTTGATGTCAGGCCGCGCGAAGGTTGATCAGATGAAGGCTGCAGCTGAAGCGCCTGGGAAAATCACCAAGTCGAACGGCACGGTGCACAGTGACGACATCTACTCGAACGTAGGTGGATACGAACCCATCCCGGCAGAGCGTATGCAGAAAGCCGGCATGTCTCACGAGCAGATGGCTCAGCTGGAGACCGACAGCTACATGCATGGTCGGCCGAAGCTCGCCCGCGACAAATACTTCAACAGCATTATGGACACCCTCGCTGGTCGTCGTGATGCCGTCGAGGCGGTCAAGGAGCAGCACCCTGAGTACAGTCACGCGTTGAACGGTCTCCTGTCTCAGCTGTACGAGCTGGGCAGCACTCGCAAGCGCGCACTGCAAGCAATCCATCACTACGCAGGCCTGATGTCACCCGAAGCAGGAAAGGCCTTGAAGCATTCATTCAAGCCTCAACTGGATCGACTGTGGCCGCAATAAAGAACACGCGGGGACCTCGAAAGAAGTCCTCGCGGACCAAAGGCAAACACAAGCGTCCCGGAGTGTCCTCAACATTGAAGGCACTCTGGGAGACGCCTGAGTTTCGTGAGCGCATGAAGAAGCGCGATGCAGAACGTATCGCTGCAGCGAAACTCCACCCCGAGAAATTCTGGCGCAGAGGCGTCCCTGATGGGATGCGAAAGCGTGACGCGGCTCCGTTATGGGCACGCGCAAATCAACTTGCAGATAGGTTTATCGACATCATGAAAGACGTAGGCGAACTTCAGGCCGACGAAATCGTCTTGCTGACCAACGCGGAAGGCAAGGTCACCCAAGTCTCCGTTCCAGCAAACGACGCCGGCAAGGCTGAGTTGGCTCTGCGTGAAGCCTTCGTGCTCGCAGTAGGACCTTCTGAGCAGAAGGTGAAAATCCAAGCGATCAACACCGTGCTCAACTTCACGAAGTCGAAGCCCGAGAGCAAGTCGAAGCTGACGCTCAACAAGGCCGAGGACTTCCTCGACGCCATCGAAAATGACTGAAGAAGAAAGTCTAACCCCAGAGCAGCGCGCCAAGCGCAAACGATTACGGGATGACTTCGAATACTACGCCAAGCACTGCGTAAAGATTAGGACGAAGCAGGGCAAGATTGCTCCTCTCGTCCTCAATCGCGTGCAGAAGCGCTTCCTGAAAAAGGTTCTCGACCAATGGGAGCGCACAGGACGCGTCCGCATGGTGGTGCTCAAGGCGCGCCAGCAAGGTCTTTCGACCGTCATCTCCGCTATTCAGTATTGGTGGCTGTCACAGCGTAAGGCCCAGAAGGGTCTCGTGATGGCCCACGAGGGCGACAGCACGACAACGCTCCTCGATATGTATAGGCGCATTCACGACAACGTGCCTGACATCGTGCGGCCGGGAACGAAGTATCTCTCTCGTAACGAGTTGAACTTCGACAAGCTCGACAGCGGCATGCGCGTGGCGACAGCTGGTGGCCGGGGTATCGGTCGCGGCGAAACGCTTACGTTCGCGCATCTATCCGAGGTCGCGTTCTGGCCTGTCGCATTCGCCAACACAAACTTCAACGGACTTGTGCAGGCCGTTCCCGAGGAAGACGACACGTTCATCTTCCTGGAGAGCACGGCACAAGGTGTGACCGGCAAGTTCTACGAGATGCATCAAGGCGCGATCCGCCAAGACCAGCTCTGGAACGGATACGAGGTGTTCTTCTCTGCGTGGTTTGAAAGTGACGAGTATCGCTCACCCGCGCCTGCTGATTTCCAGCGAACACCCGAAGAAGAAGAACTGATCGCACAATTCTACGACCAGGGCCTCACGTCGAACGATCAGCTGTACTGGCGTCGTAAGAAAGTGGGCACCAGCGGTCTCGACTTGTTCAAGCAGGAATACCCTGCGACCCCAGAGGAAGCCTTCCTCTCCACTGGTCGTCCTATCTTCGACACCGACAGCCTCAACAGGCGTCTGCAGAAAGCCAAGGCAACGCCGCCTCTGCAGCGGATGGTGGTCGATGAAGCGTATGACGAGAAGACCGGCCGGCCTCTGCCGCTCCGCGTACTCCGCGAGAACGCCCGGGGCGAGCTGCTGATCTATCGCAAGCGTGAGGAAACCGAGAGCTACACGATTGGCGCTGACGTAGGCATGGGCATCCGAGGTGGTGTCAAAGGCCGTAAGGAAGGCGACAGCAGTGTCGCACAAATCCTCGACAGCCAAATGCGTCAGGTCGCCGTATGGCGAGGCATCTGTCATCCCGACGTGTTCGCTAAAATCCTCGTTGCGTTGGGCTACCACTACAACAGTGCGACCATCGCTCCTGAGCGCAACAACCACGGCCTCGTTACCTGCGTTGCGCTGCGTGATGCGAACTACCCGTACATCTACACCGATCAGGTGGAAGGCACGCTGGAGCCTGAGAAGGACACCATCAACATCGGGTTCTTCACGAGCGAACGCACCAAGCCTCTGATCATCGACAAGCTCCGTGAACTCGACCGCGAAGGCGGCATCGAGATTAGCGACCCCGCGACGTTGCAAGAAATGATGACGTTCGTGGTCACTGAAAACGGAAAGATGGAAGCCGAAGGCGGCACACATGACGATTGCGTCATGGCCCTCGCCATCGCCGCGTATGTCCACGAAGGCCGTTGGTCTCCCGTGGAGAACCTCGACGAATTTTACACCGAAGCAATTTAATCAAGGACCGTAATGGCGAAGAAGCCAACCACTCTTACGGATGAAGAAATCCTAACCAAGGTTTCCGCCAAGTCCACCAACAGCGTCAGCTGGTTTGACAGTCGCCTCGCAAAAGAGCGCGAGCGCGTCACCCGCTACCTCAATGGTGATCTTCCAAAGCGGACCTCGGAAGGCTCCTCGTCTTACGTTTCATCTGACGTGTTCGACAGCACGGAAATGATGCGCTCACAGTTGGTCGAGACATTCGCTGGTGGCGATCACATCGCCCAGTTCGATCCTGACCAGGACATGAACGCTGAAGTCTGCCGCGTGGCGACTGAGTATGCGTCGTACATCATCTTCCGAGAGAACGACGGCTACAACATATTCAACAGCGTCATCTACGACGGGCTGACCGCTCGCGCAGGTGTCGCGAAGGTCTATTGGGAAGAACGCTACACCTACAGCGAGGAGACGTTCGAAGACCTGTCGCATGATGAAGCCTACGGGCTTGCATCGCAGGACGACGTTGACGAGTTCGAAGCTGACGAAAGCGAAGTCGGTAGCGGCATCTACAGCGGCACCCTCACTCGCAAGAAGGATTGCTCCAGGGTTTGCATCGACACGATTGCGCCTGAGGAGTTCCTGATCGAACCGTTGGCTACCAGCATTCTGCTGGCGACCTACGTTGGTCATCGCACGCCGAAGACCAAGGCTGAGCTGATCGAAATGGGCTTTGACAAACACAAGGTCATGAACCTGCCGGCTGACGACGCCAAGGAGCTGCAGTTCAGCCCTGAGGTGCTCGCCCGCACGCGTTCCGTAAACGGCGAAGGCAAGACTGACGAGCCGATCCAGGACGAGCTTGAGTACGTCGTCTATTACGAGAGCTACGTCCGAATGCAGATTGACGCCGTCAAAGGCGTTCGTCTCTACAAGGTCTGCCACGCCGGCAACACCCTGTTGGACAAGCCGCAGGAAGTCGATAAGGCCCCCTTCCTCGCCTACGTTCCGCTGCCGATCCCGCACGTCTTCTACGGCAACAGCTTCGCAGCCCGAGTGATCCACACGCAGAACGCACGCACCGTGCTGTTCCGTGGCGTGCTCGATCACACCGCGATCACGACCAACCCACGTTGGGCTGTGGTCAATGGTGGCCTGCTGAACCCTCGTGAGCTGCTCGACAACCGCCTCGGCGGCGTCGTCAACGTCCGCAGGCCGGACAGCGTCAAAGCGTTCGAGCAAAACCCGCTGAACCCTTACGTGTTCAACGTCCTCGAAAAGCTGACTGAGAACAACGACAAGTCCACGGGCATCTCCGCGCTATCGCAGGGACTGAACAAGGACGCCATCTCCACGCAGAACTCAAAGGGTCTCGTGGACAACATGATGAAGGCCTCAGGCCAACGTCAGAAGGTAATGGCCCGCAACTTCGCATACGGCTTCCTCGTCCCGCTTATGATCGAAGTCATCCGACTGGCGATCCTGAATGAGAAGAAGGAGAAGGTGATCGAAGTCGCTGGTGGTCCGTTGACTGTCAACGCCCAGTCATGGACTGAGCGCCGCACCTGCACCGTCTCTGCTCACCTCGGTTACGGTGAGAAGGACAATGCAGCGATGGAGCTGACGCAGGGCTACGAAATGATGGCGAAGGATCAAGGCCTCGGCACCATGTTCGGACAGAAGCAGCGTTTCGAACTGCTGCACGACGTGGCGAAGCTCAAAGGCTTCAATCGGTTCTCTGCTTACCTCGATCCGAATGCGCCTCCTCCTGGTCCTGACCCGCTCAAGACCCGCGAGCTGGACATCAAGGAGAAGGTGGCTGACGCGACCGTGGCTGGTGTCGGCATCAAGCAACAGGATGCTTCTCGTCTCTATGCGCTCGACCAGATGAAGGTCCAGCAGCATGGGCAGGAGATGGCACTCTCTGCGCTCGATCACGACCGCACCAACGACCGTCAGGACGCTGAGACGGCGTCTCGCATCCAAGTCGATCACGCACAGCTCGAAATCGAGCGTGAAGGTCTCGACGTGGAACGTCTGAAAGCAGCAGCTGCAGCCAGAGCGAAAGCTCAGCCAAAGGCAGCAGCCTGATGAATCCCATGCTGTTCAATCAAGCAGCACGGCTTGGACCGATGCTCTCGCGCATACTATCGCGCGGGGGCACCTTCGCCTCTCCGTTATGGAAGGCGTCCCAAGTAGACGTGCCTGAGGTCAACGCGAAGCCGATGTCTCCCCAGGGGCCGTCGGTGCCAATCTCTCAAAGCAATTATGGGACGCCGCCGAATTACTCGGCGTCTCCAAAGCCGGCTGCGAAGTTCGATCCGAACGACGCGTTCCTTAGGGGCAACGAGAGTTCACCTCTCGACGTTATGAACTGGCCCTACGGTCCATACGGAAAACCATCTAACCCGCCGTCTCCTGTGGTCTCACGGGATGCGGTGGTGCCTACACCGACACCACAGCCTCGGCCGACCGAGGCACCGCAAGCCGAACCCGACTTGTCATTCTGGCAGCGCAACGCTGCTTTGATGCGCGACCCGGGCACAGGCGCATTCATCGACCCCACAGGTGCAGCCAAGGCCGTTCGCGGCCCAGACCTAATCAACAAGATGATGGCCTACCTGCACGACAAGGAAATCGGTTGAACGACGAAATGATCTTGGGGCTTGGGGCGTTCTGTCAAGAACTCCTCGGCTCCGAGGCTTTCAGCGCACTCACGCAAATGTATTCGCAGCAGTGTGCCGCTGACATCCTCTCCACCAAGCCTGAAGAAGGCAAAAACCGCGAGCAAATCTACGCCGCGTACATGGGCTTCGAAGGCTTCCTCGCATTGGCGAAGAAGTTTGCTGACGCCCACATCGCATTACAAAATGAAACCGCGTCTGCGGACACCACGGAAGCCGACATCGACGATCCGCGTGTTCACGACATTTATGACGGACAGAACTGATCATGCCTCCCATCCAGATGGACGGAGCTAACGACTACCCCGACGCTATCGAAACCGACGACGATATCGTCAATGCATTCCTTGCCGATCCCGAAGGGGATGAAGACGCTTCCAAACGGAAGCCATCTGATAAAGGCGCTGACGAAGACGAGGGTAAAACCTCGGAAGACAAAGACGAGCAGGCCAACGAAGACGAAGTCAACGACGACCAGGACCCCGAGGAAACTCCAGGCGAAGACGACGAAGACGACGAAAGCGAAGGCACCGAAGACAAGACGAAGGAAAAGAAGTTCGCTGACGACAGCGACGAGACCTACGTCAAGGTAAAGGTAGGCGACGAGGAACACGAAGTACCCGTCAAGGACCTGAAGCGTCTCTGGGGCCAAGAGGCTGCTCTCACCCGCAACTCTCAAGAAGTCGCCGAACAACGCAAGACTGTCGAAGCCGACCGCGCAAAGAATATCGCGGCCTACGACGTGATGCTGAAGCGGACGACTGAGCGCGCAGACGCCTACCGGGCGCTGCCGTGGACACAGCTGTTGAAGGACCCCGAAGTCCCCGCCGACCAGCTTACGGCCCTGCAGGCCGAAGCTCAGAAGGCGTATGACGAGGAAGCCTTCATCAAGAACGAACTCGATGGCTTCATGAAGAAGGTCACCGAGGATCAGCGGACTGAGCGTGTCAAGGCTGCAAAGACTTGCATCACGTCTCTCACGAACCCTGAAAGCCCGACGTACATCAAAGGCTGGAGCAACGCGCTCTACAACGACATTCGCTCGTTCGGCACTGAGATGGGCATCGACAAGGACACGGTGAACTCTCTCACCGATCCTGGTGCATTCAAAATCCTGCACATGGCGATGCAATTCCATCGCGGTGCGGCGAAGGTCGTGACCCGAAAGGTCAACAAGACCCCGACACGGATTGTGAAGAACTCGGCATCAGCTCCCGCTGCTCGTTCGACGGCGAAGACCGTCACCACGAAGACTGCTGTGGCGAAAGCCAAGAAGTCTGGCTCGATGGAAGACGCGGCAAACGCATTCCTCGCCATGGATGGCGAAGACTAAGACCAACAACCATTAAAGAGAATTGAATACTCTATGACCGTTTATCAGACCTACCAGCAGGTCGGCATCAAGGAAGACGTTTCGGACGTAATTTCCAACCTGTCGCCGCGCAAGACGCCCTTCCAGAGCGCCATCGGCGGCGAGAAGGTGACCCAGTCGCTGTTCCAGTGGCAGGAAGACAGCCTGCGCGCTGTGGGCACCAACGCTGCGGTTGACGGCGCGGACGCGACGTTCATCACCGTCGTGCCGACTGTCATGCGTAACAACTACACGCAAATCTTCACCGAAGCCGTGCAGGTTTCCGACCGGGCCGACGTTGTCTCGACCTACGGCCGCAAGCGCGAGTTCGCCTATCAGATGGCGAAGTCCTCGGCCGCTGTGAAGCGTGATTTCGAGAACTCCTTGGTCGGCAACGCGCAGGACAAGGCGGCGGGCAACTCCACCACCGCTTCGACCCTCGCTGGCTTCCAGAAGCAGCTCGACAGCACTTCGATTGTCTACTCGGGCGCGGGCGACGGCACCAAGCCGCTGATCGAAGCCGACCTCGTCACCGCGCTGCAGAAGGCGTATGTGGCTGGTGCGGACCCGACCCGCATTCACGTGACCCCGTCGAACTCGGTGGTGCTCGCTGGCTTCGCTTCGGCAGCCGGCCGCTACCGCACCCTGCAGACGGGTGGGAACGACAAAGCCATCGTGAACGTGGTCAACCTGTACGTCTCGCCGTTCGGTGAGCAGAAGGTTGAAATCAACCGCTTCCAGAAGGCGAAGAACACGCTGATCTTTGAACCCGATATGTGGGCGAAGGCGACCCTGCGTCCGTGGGAGCGGAAGAACCTCGCGAAGACTGGCGACAGCACGAAGGCTATGATCCTGGGCGAGTTCTCGCTCAAGCATAAGAACTTCTTCGCGTCGGCTGCAGTCATCGAAGCGGCTTCCGGATTCTAATCGTTACCCGAGGGGATCACAGGCAAATACCTGTGGTCCCTTCGACCTTTTCTTTGAAAGCATTATGTCAGCAGAGAATTTCTACGAGGAGCCTCAGGTCCTCGACAGCCTTGTGTCGTTCGATGAAGACCGCAGCACAGGCGAACTGATTATCCAAAGGACACAGCACATTCCCGACGACTGGATGGCCGAAATTGCCAAACAGAAAGTCGATAGCGTGAACACACGTTCCGGTGACTTCCTCCATGTCGCTAGTGTCCCCGTCGAAGTCGTTGATGAACTCCACCGCCGTTACGGCTTCGATTTCATGAACGCACCAGCGACCGAGTGTCTGAAGATGCTCGACCGATACGCCTTCGACAACTTCATCCTTACCAACAAACGAATTTAAGGCGATTCCCGACCAATGACCAAAGGCGAAGTCAAGGCCCAGTTTTTGGACCTTCTGAACAACAGTATCGTTAGGGGCAAGCCATCACTGGTCGAGACGTTCATCACTCAGGCGATCCTCCGAATCCAGCGTGAGCTACGCGTCCCCTTCATGGAGAAGGTGATCGAATACACGATCCCTTCCAACTTCATGAAGCTCGCAATCCCCGCAGACCTATTGGCGCTTGTCTCCTTGATGGTCGATACCGACAACGACGGCATCTACGATTACCAGCTGCAGCGCGTTGACATGGGACGTGTGGCGCGTGCTTCTCAAGAGACGGGCGTCCCTCCTCAAATCTTTGCGCGCAAAGGCGGCGACTGGCTTGTAGGACCGAGACCTGGTCCCGGATCAAAAATCGAAATCACCTACTACGCGTCCTTCACACCTCTTGCTGACGACAACGCCAGCAACACCCTAACGATGGTCGCGTGGGATGCTGTGGTCTACGGAGCCTTGTCGGCCGCGTGTGACTACCTCGACGACGACCGCTTCGAAAAGTACGAGGGCCGGTACGTCCAAATCGTCAACACCCTTCAAGAACAAGCCGACGCCGACGAGCTGACGGCTGATGCCGCTGTGCGCCCTGCGCTCAGCTACGACGACGGATACGAAGACTAATGGAAAGCAACAGCTCCTTCTTTCGCGACGGGACCGTTTACGAGGCCCTGGCTAATAGCGACACCGTTCTTGCTGCGATGCTCGCTGATGTTGCTGCCTCTCAAGCGTCAGCGGCCTCTGCGGCAACAAGCGCTACAAGCGCCGCCGCTTCTGCGGCCTCCTCTGCCTCTGCCGTACAAGCTGCTGCCGGCACATCCTTCCCTCTGCTCGCCGGATTAGCTGCGGTAGTAGGCGTAAGCACCAAATGGGCGCATGAGGATCACGTTCACCCTTCTGAGTTCATTCTAGCCAGTGCGTTTGGCATCTCTCCGAACGCGTCAGACAATTCTATCCCAATAGCAAACGCAGTCACTTACTGCCTCGCGAACAAACGTGCATTGGTGTTCACGGACACATCTGGCGATTACCTGCACTCAACCAAGCTGAATTGGGGTTTCAAGGACCTTCAGGTCCTCGCGTTCGGTCCCGTCAAGTTCAGGCACACAGGCACGGGGGTAGCGAACAGCTTCAACGGAATTACGAACTACCCTGGTTCGCAAGGCTGTACTGGTGGTGTCTTCGGCGGTCCAAATAAGATCACGTTGAAAGGAAATCCCGCAGGCGGGACGACGGTAGCCGTAGAAATCGACAACTGGCACATGGGCCGAATGAACATCGCGGCTAAGGATGCGACCACCGCTGTTAGTTTTGCGAATACTGGTATGGTCGGTGCGTCTGCGGTTAGTTCATGGTTTGATATTCGCGTATCCTCCAATGTGGATGGTGCATTCGCCGTCACTCCTGGACGCGCCCTTGATATTTACGGTGCATGTGTTTGCGTCTTTGAGAACACCCTTGTCGAAGGCTGTGGAGCGGGGGGTCAAACAGCTGTCGTCCTCACAGACAGCGTAAGAAACGACTTCCGAAGCGGTACTATCGAAAGCTGCCTCGCAGGAGGTATTAGTGAAAACTCTGGCTGCGCGCATAACATCTACAACGGCTTCCACACTGAATCTAATGGGACGTTTGACTGGTCCTTAGCTGGTCGTGGCCCCTTCTTGAAGAACTGCGGCTCAAGCAACTCTCCAAGCGGAAGCGTCTTCAATTCCACAGCTGCTATTGTGATAGGCTGCGGGTTCGAGGCCTTCGTCAACAACGACAACACGTTGTTCTCGGTCAACACAAAGTTCAATGGTGTTTTCACGGACAACGGAGCCTTCAGTGTCTTCATCGGCCCTTATGGCTCAGACGCACCTGCAAGCAGCTACGACAAGTCCCTGGCGGTCCTATACAACAAGTCGTTCAACACGGCGAACGGCAACACGTTTAAGATCAACAGCGTCACTGTGGATACCGTCACTGGCACAGGCAGCACTGTTGTGCTTTCCGCTAGTCCGGCTCTCACTGGGTCCCCTACGGCTCCTACTCAAGCCACGGGTGACAACAGCACCAAGATTGCCACCACCGCCTATGTGGACGCCAAGGTCGGCACTGCAACGCCGTTGGCTTCCGGTACGGCTGCTGTAGGCACCAGCGCCAAGTGGGCACATGAAGACCATGTGCATCCTACGGACACCACGCGAGCGCCTCTGGCTTCTCCGGCTCTGACGGGTACTCCCACGGCTCCTACCGCTGCTGTAGACAACAACACTACGCAAGTGGCTTCCACAGCCTTCGTGTTGGGACAGGCGGCTGCTGCATCGCCGCTGGCTGCTGGAACGGCGGCTCCTGGCGTGTCAACGCGATACGCTAGGGCTGATCACGTTCACCCGATAGACACGACCAGGGCACCTACGGCATCGCCTACCTTCACAGGCACGGTTAACTCGGGCGCTATTACGGCATCGGGCGACGTGACTTGTTCTACGTCGTTCAAACCCACTGCCGCTCCAGGCACTTCATCCCATTTGGATAGCTCTGGCGTGAGCTTCATCCCTATTTCGAATGGGAGCAGCTACGCCCTAGATGCAACTATCTCGTATGGACGTATTACAGTGGTGGACCTCACAAACGGGTTCATGGCCGAATACTTTTTGAGCGGCGGCACCGTCCCCACGGTCGTGCTGACCGGAAACTGGGTAGCCTCAACCACAACGCCTGCGTCTGGCAAGCTGTCTGTCGCTTACGACAGTGGCACGTCTCGCTACCGGATTTACAACAACTTCGGCTCAAGCGTGAACGTCAAGCCGTTGCTGGTGAAACTCCACTAACCTAGAAAAATCCTCAATGGCTGCATCCAATCGCGAACCTTCAATTCGCAAAACGCTTACCTATGAAGGAGGGTACACCAACCATCCCTCCGATCCTGGCGGGCCTACCAACTGGGGCATCACGATCCATGACGCCCGTATGTATTGGAAGGCCGACGCCACCGCTGCAGACGTGAAGTCAATGCCGTTGTCGGTAGCCGTCGAAATCTATCGCAAGAAGTATTGGGCGAAGATGGGATGCGACGACCGCGCCGCTGGTCCAGACTTCGTGGACTTCGACTACGGCGTCAACTCCGGTGTCGGCCGCGTAGCATCGCTCCGCAAGGTTCTCGATCCCAAGGGGCTGTCCCCTGTCGCCTACGTGAAGGCCGCATGTGCTGCACGTTCCTCGTTCCTGCATTCGCTCCGCACCTGGAGCGTCTTTGGCAAGGGCTGGGGACGGCGTGTAGCCGACGTGGAAGCCACGGGCGTCAAGATGGCGCTCGCGGGCACGGGGCAGCCCGTCGCTCCCACGCTGAAGAAGGAAGCGGCGCGTGCGTCCAAGAAGGTAATCGGTCACTCGACCGCAGCCTCCTCGGCCACCGCTGGCGCTTCAGGCACTCCTTCCAGCCTTCCCGATGTGTCCACCATCGACCCCAGCACCAAGGCTGGCTTGATCTTCCTTGGCATCGTCGTGGTTCTCGGCATCACCTACTTCGTCTGGCACGCCGTGCAGAACGCGCATCGCGCTAACGCCTACACGGAGGCCGCTAAGTGATCGACCACTTCATTGTCGAGATGCAGGACTTCTGGAAACGACTACGCGTGCGATGGCACGTGCTTGCCGTTGCCTTCGTCGCTGCTCTCCCTTCCATCATCGAATGGCTCTCAGGCATCGACCTTCGGCCAATCCTCGCCCACTTCCTGCCCGACCACACCGTCGAGATGATCGTAGGCGCATTGCCGTTCCTGCTGATCTTCCTAAAATCTGCGGTGCACACTGACGCTCCTGAGGAGACCGACGAATGAAATTCGTCTGGACCCTGCTCACAGCGCTCCCTGACCTGATCAAAGGTTTCTTCGGTTGGCAGGAAAAGAAGCTCGACATCGTCGGCCAAGCCAGCGGCAACGCGAAGGATGTCTCGGTCGCCATCGTGCAATCCGAGACCTCGCGTAACAACAACGTCCGCGATATCACGCTTGCCATGATGGGCCATCCTGTCTTCTGGATCGCCTGGGGCCTCGGGGTCTTCCCTGTCCTCACGTATCACGCCTGCATCTTTTGGGTCTCGACCTTCCCCGGCCTCGGCTGGAAAATCCTGAGGGTCCCTCCTGATCAGATGGAGTTCGCGAAACAAGTAGTCGGCTCCGTCTTCACGCTGACTGGAGCTTCAACCGTTGTAGCGGGTCTCGCACACGCATGGTCGAAGAAAGCATAATGGACACCATCACCACCGCTGGTGCTGGGGCCGCTGTGGTTAGTCCCTGGTGGCTCCCTGTGATCCACGGGATTAGCGAAGGCGCTTCCTGGGCACTGCCTGTGCTCGGCTGCTCGTGGCTTCTGATGCAGATGTACTTCAAACTGAAAGAACGTAAGTCGAAATGATCAATCTCTCTGCCCTCTCTGGCGCTATCGCTCAGGCCACTGACGCGCTCGCTGAGAGCCGTGACCTTCGCGCGCAAGTCGCTGCGCTGAAGGAAGATGCGGCCTCCTCGCAGGCCTCTGTGGACGCGCTTGTAGCCGTCCTGACGGGCGCTCTGTCTCCCCAGGTGGCTGCCGCTGCTCCTGTGACCTACATCGCGCCGGCTCCCGTAGCTGTGCCGATGCCGGCCGCTCCCGCTCCTGTAGCGGCTGCGGACGCCGCGATCACTGCCTCGATTGAGGCGGCGCTCGCGAACACTCCTGCCTAAACCAAAAAACCGATACGATGCCTTGGGAAATCCCCTTGGTGTCGTATCGGTTTTTTTTTATTGAATGGCGGTCACGTAATGCAGGGGATCGAGCGCAGAGGCCCTCCTGGAGCCACAGCGTCAACGGACGCGCAATAGCACCCGTGCTCCTTCATTCCGATGCAGTCCTCGCACTCGTAAGGAGGCGTCGGCGGCTCGACCAGCTCACACCAATACGTGTACGCGAGGTCGGGATGTCCCAGCCATTGTTCGATGCTGCGGTCGAAACGCTCGGTCACCCATCGCTTGCTGTCGTCACGCCAAAGCCATACACGGACCTTAGGAGGCGGTCGGTTCTCCTTCGTCAGCTTGTGGACGATCACTTCTTCACCCTCCTCAGGAACGCGGGGATGTCAGGGAAGTCCTTAAACAGTTCCTGCACCGTCACACTCGGGACAGTCGCCTGATCCTCCGCAACCAACGCACTCGAACTCTCCTCCACCGAACGGGGTTTCTTTCCAGCCTCGGCCGAAGCAGTCTTGGCAACAGCTTTCGCCGTCACACGCCGGACAGTCTTCTTCTTCATGCATCACTTTCCTCTTTCGGTTTGACGAAGCACGCCTTCACGGTGAAGACAGTGCTGGGGTCCGGGAAATCGACACGGCGCTGCGTGTGCAGGAGTAGACCTTCCTGACGCGCACGCTTCCCAATGGACCTGATCATGAACTCGGTGGTGTTATCCCTCAGCGCCTCAGCGTATTGCTTGCTGATTTGCAGCTCCTTGTCCGAGATACAGTAGGAGTGCTGCAGGATCACGTGGCGGTCCTTTGGGATCACCACGTAACCATTTGCGCGCAGGAAGGACGTTGCGTCCTCGACGTTCACAGAGCGCGAACGCCCTTACGCTTGCCGGGTTGGATACGCTTCTCGTCCGGCAGCTCGACCTGGATTTCGTCAGCCACGCGGGTCACTGTGATCCCTTGGGCTTCAAAGTGGGCGACGACCTTCTGAGCCATCTCCTCGACACGCAGCAATGCGTCGAGCGTCTGCTCCTGGATCGAACGCGTATGGTTGGCGATGTGCTGACGGTTACGATGCGTTACCAGTTCAGCCGACAGGACATCGACGTGGCTTTCTTCGTCTGCCATTACTTGACCCTCGACACCTTGTACGAAGTCTTCTCGGTCACACGAAGGACCGAACCAACGACGATGCTGGGACCGCTGTATTCCTTGCAGGCTTCGACGGCTTCCGCTTCGGTATCGAACGGCTTGAGATACCCGTCGTCGTTCGTCACGAAGAACGTGTCAGAGCTGTTGTCGGGATCGACGATGACGTAGAACTTCTTCTCGCTCAATGGATCCTCCAGGGACACGGTAGGTTGGCGACGGGGCACAGCGGTTGACGCGTCGTGGCCTCAGGCTTCACGCGATCCTGCGGCTTCACAGGAGCGGGCTTCGGACGCGGGCGCGGCGTATGCTTCGCCACGGGCGGGGGCGTCACGGCCTTCGGTTTCGGAAACGAGGCGTGATCTTGCTTGATGACCTGGGCCGGCGTAGGCGCAGGGGTCCTGTGGCAGCTGAAGAACACGAGAGGTCCGGCAACAGCGAGCACAGGAATGAAGTAGAGAGGCTTCATAAATCCTTCTTCCAGTAGATGGTGTGATTCCAGCCCCATGGTGAGGCCGGACGATAGATGCGATAGCCGCAGGCGATCAGACTGTTCGCTGATGCGGGGTTGTCGGTGGTGTCGGTTACGATTGACGAGAACCCGAGATGCTTCGCCTTCCGCTCACGTACACGAAGGAAGCGTTTTTGGAGACCGGCACCTCGGTGCCAGGGTAGAACTCCTGCGCGCTTGAGATACGCGGTGTCGGTAGGTGCATCGTATGTCGGCGTAAGCCCGCAAAAACCCGCAACCTCACGCGCTCCGTCCACAGCGTATGCCACCCACCACCAGCCTCGCTCGGTATTGACAGGAGGAGCTGTTCCCCCGAAGCAGTCGTCGTGAAGTTCGCGTAGCAACTCAGCGTGTTCATCGTCGAACCCATCGACCTCACGAATACGATATGTCGTTGAGACCAATCACTGTCTCCGCTGACGTTATGTCGCTGGGCTTCGCGTAGCGCCACTTGGTGCTCCAGCGTCCCAAGACGGAGCCGCTGGGGTTACCGCGCCACGTGTTCACTTCCACCTGCAGGACCAATTTGTTTTCCCACGGCGTGCGAACGAAGCGCCGTTGTCCGGTCAGCGATCCTTCTTCAATTGCTTGTCCCATTATGTCTCCTTGAAACGGTTGAGAATGTCAGCGAGGCAGGGCGCGACGTTCACTGCTTGAGGATCGCCCATCCGAGGGCGTGGATCACGTCATAGACCTGACCAAGCGTAAGCTCGACCACGTCAGCCTGATCAGGGCGTCCTTCCTGTCGGATGAACAGCGTCTCGTCGTTGTCCTTTGCGAAGCGCCGCGCCCACCACACCTCAACAGCAGCGCCCCTGGAGAACGGCTGTCCCCCAGGGGTCTTACCTGCTTTGTCTTCAGCGATGTGATAGGAGGTGCCGTGCTCGTCTCTACTGAGCTTGCAGGGCACGCTTCGCCTTCAGGTGTTCGTGCAGATAGCCGTTCACGTTGAACAGCAGCGCGCACAGCTCAGCTTCGATGTCCGTGCCGTCACCGTATCCTCGGTGCGTCGTCCATACGTCCTTGAAGTGACGCCACATGCTTTTCATGTAAACGTCGGGCGGGATACCCAGCTGCCAATTGTCGCTTGCGCGCATGTCGCCGTTCGGCATCTTGCGTGCCCGGTGCATGTGCTCGGCGTATCGCTTCATCACCAGCGGCGACAGGAAGCCTTCGTAATCCAGCTTGTCCGTATCGAGGTCCCGCGTGGCACCCGAGGAGAACGCACGAACCTTGGGGTCCGTGGTGATGTGCTTGGCCGGACGCGGAGACCCTTCTTCGCACCCTGTCCAATTGAGAGAAGGAGCTTCACGAGGGGCCATCCGCGCGGCGATCTGCGCGTCAGTCTCACCAGGACGCGGCGTGTTCGTCACGATCACAGGACCGTCAATCTTATCGAACTGATCCAGCGTGAACGCCATGTTGGCATGACCGTACAGCTGCACGAGAGGCACGCCGTTCTCCGTGGCCCTCAGGTCCCCGCGCTCCACCATCACCACTTGCCCTTCATTGAAGTAGCCGTTGCTGATGGCCGGGTTGATGACGCGTAGCTTGTCGCCTTCTTTGTATTGATCTTCCATCAGTCGATGATCCCCAGCGCTCGGAGCGTCGTAACGGTGTTCGCGGCGCTCGTGTGAATGATGAAGGTCCCGCCTGCAGCGATCCACGCGTCACGATTGACTGCGCGGTCGTCGATCAGGATGTCGCCCGGCTTGCAGAACTTCGGTTTGTCCTCGGTGATGCATGTGATCACCTCGGTCCCTGGGAAACGCTTGCCGACCCAGGCGCGCTTCTGACTGTCAACGCGTTCGCCATCGACCTTCGGGAGCGCAGTGAGGATCGCGGGGTTGAACTTCTTGATCGCGTTCCAGAGATACAGGGCGTCCGGCATGGTTTCGAGGTCGCGAAAGAAGTTCGGCTTGGCGTTCAGCTTCTTCCAGAAGACATCGGGTCCCCAGATGAACTCGAACTTGTAGGTGTTGTCGGTGCCAACGATTGCCTCGGCACTCTTATCGAAATCGGCAAGGACCCCGTCGAGGTCCACGTAAATCTTCAAGTCGTAATTTCCTTCCGCCCATGCGTGAGCGTTACGAATTTCCCTTTGCGCCACTCGCGCCAACGGTCCACCCAAGGACCGCGAACGGAAAGCGCCCATGTGCTCTCCAGCGCTTCGACCTTGTGGAAGGTAGAGCGCGCAGTGAATTTGATTTGACCAGCGGTGTACTCTTTGGTGATCACCGACAGGTCACGTTGCAGAAGATGCTCTCGCGCTCGACCTTTGAGCCACAACGTCACAGCGTTGAACGCGTGCTCGTGGAAGGCTTCTCGCGATCCCTCGTTGAAATGAAGAAGCACGACGGAGAACATGGATTTGATTTCTAGCAGGAAGAACCCAGTGACCCCTGAGTTCTTCCCGCCGTCAGCAGCTCGTCTAAAGAGCTTCATCAGAACGTCACGCTTGCGGTGATGACTGCCGCAGCAGCCCAATAGAGGGTACGCCTTACGTCGCCTTCGCAGAAGTAGACGGCCGATGAACCTACAGACAGCAGGATCATCAGCGCAGGCATGATGACAGTTATCGTTTCGCTCCCTTGTCAGCGTTCCAACTAAGCGCCCTTTCGGCCGCGCGTATCAGCTCCAGCTTGCGAGAGCGCAGACGTGACGCCGTCGAGAAGTGAATGACTTGCTGAGCCTTCGTGTCACGCAGCTCCCTGTCGTTCTCGATTATCTCGTCGAACAGAGGGGATCGCGATGTGACCGTCGCTACGGGTTTGGTCTCCATAGGATTGGTGCCTTCTTCTCAGCGTCCCAGTCGCTCCAACGCAGGATGCGCGCGAGACGCGCTTGAGTGATTGCGTCAGATTCGGTGAGGCCGGCCTTCACGTAGAACGACACCACACCAGCCCACACGTCGTCCGTTGGCTCCTGCTTCCACCGCGTCTCCACGAGACCCTTGCGGGGTCCCGACTTGAACGTGTGCTCGTAGGGCTGCCAAATGAACGGTGTGGTCAAGAACTCCTCGGCAATCACAGGGCCGGCTCCTGGACAACCAGGGTAACCGTCGCTCGTGTCGCCAATCAGCGTCTGGTAGATGTGCCAGCGATCCGCTTCAGCTTCGCTATAGGTCACAAGGTCCTTCCCGTTCCACACAGTGGTCGGGATGGTCTTCATGTCCTTGTCTTGGCTGACGATGATCTTCTGCGACCGCGTAGGCTGTGTTGCTAGCATGCCCATCACGTCGTCGGCTTCCAGGGTGGGGAACGACTTGGTCTTGTAGCGGTCCTTCACCTTGTCGAGCATCAGCGCGTAGCACAAAGGCTTGCGCGAGGTGGCGCGGTTGTTCTTGTAGGTGGGATCGACCCCGAAACGAAAGTTCGGTTGTTCAGAGAAGCACAGCATGTGCTCCTCAGTGTCGAAGCGGTCGAAGTAGCG